TTAGGGGCTAGAAGTCGGCGGTGGCGGCATTATGTATTGGACGAGCCTCAGATGAGACAAGTTGAAGTTCACATGATTCACGACTATCTTGTTGTCAACAAAGAAGGAGAAGTCTTCACCAGAGTTGCCGCCCACCTTGTTCTTGACCTGTTCACGAAACTCGTATGATGGGTCTAAGTCACCATAGTAGAATCCGAGTCCTGCCATTTCAACCCTTTGCCAATCCTTGAGTTTCCATATCTCTTCCAGACTGTATGCTGTGCCGTCTTTGTGGAAATAGGAAGGGAACCCGTCCTTTGGCTTCATGGGGTCGCAAACGTCCTTCTTCGGAATCCAATAAGGAGACACTATGTTAAGGTGTCTGTCGTCTGCTTCTTTCATTGCGTCTACCAGTTTGCGTAACGATGTTGCTGGAAACACAATGTCATAGTCAATCAGGAATCCCCTGCCCTTGCCGTGTTCTCTCAAGCCCTTGAAGACCAAGGTTCTGCCCCAAGACGCACCTGTGCCACCCCATGTGTGACTGAAGACCGGACTCTTGTTAGAAAAGAGGATGGCCACCGTCAGATTCATGACTGTCTCCGGTGTGGCCCTGCCATCGTAAGACAGCAGACCCATGTATCTTTTCTCGGCTGGAAGTCCCATAGTCATCGCATCTAAAGGGATTTCCTGTTCCCCTTCATGAAGGTCTCTAGTTTCTTATGGACTTCCTCAAGCACCACAACGTCTTGCTTGTTGTGTTGGACGATGTAACTCATCGAATGAGGATTGACCATTGCGGTCTTCCAGATGGTCGGTTCTAGGGGTGTCTTCTCTTCTACATGAAGCAAAGACGCTACAGAAGCGAGTCTGTTCGAGTGGAGTTGGAGTTTGCTCTTGACCAGATAGTAGAGGTCAACGTGCTGAACCTCTCCGTAGGCCGGGAAGTCTAGACCCCAATCCAAGGCTCTCGTCCTAATCATAGGGATGTCGAACCCTGTCCCATAATAGGTGTAGAGAACGTCATACTTCCTCATAGCGTCTATACACGCTTGAGTCGTCCTCTTGTCGAAGGTCTCCGCGAGAGGTTCGTCTGGAACGCGCATACAGTCCCATGCAATCTCACGGCTGTCTCTGGTCTTGATGGCCCATGAATACATGATGTTGAAGTCTCCCTGTAGACCGTTGGCCTCAATGTCTAGATAGCCTAGTCTAAGGTCTTTACTCATGTAGTCTTCTTGGAACCTTCGCCAGCAGTTCGGGTGTCCTTCGCCAGTGTGTGCGTGTTCGCACTTCCACAGCGCGGGACTAATCAGTGGTTTCTTACCTTTCATAGCATACCCACCCTCACGATGGTATTTAAGGATTCGCTAAATTTCGCGTCCATTGGTTGTAGATACGCGAACATCCTATTTAGGCTTTGTCGTTTATAATGTTCCAACAGTCACATACCCCTTTGCCGCTTCCAGACCGTCAGGAGTTCCACAATCGAAGAACTTGCCCTTCACTTTGATGATGTCGAAGACAGTTCCTTTCTGAATCATCTGGAAGAGAACTTGGCTCATGCTCCCATACCGCAACTGTCCGTTCTTCAGAAGTTCCTTAGTGGTGGTCTTCATCAGGTCGGTGTAGATGTCCTTCCCGATGTAGGTGTCTGCTATGACATAGGCGTGCTCCTTGGAGATGAATTCGTCCATGAAGTTGTAGTTGTCGAAGTAGGAGTCAATCGCGCCGAAGACGACCTCTTTGAACTTGGTGTTGACGGTCATAGCCGGGATGCCGCTAGTCATCCAGAGAGAGGGGTTGTTCGACTGTCCCTTGCTTCCCTTGGTGTCCAGAAAGAGCGTGATGGTCTTATCGCTGAACGTGTTGTGGACATTGTTGTTATACCACGCATTCCACCAACCCTGATTGATTCGGTTGTGGACTATCCAGACCGTATCTGCCGGAACAGCATTAATCGTCCTCTCAAAGAGGCGGTTGCCATTGCTATCCACCAGAAGGTGCTTCTGGATTTGGTCTGGCGTGTATCCGCCAGCCATCAGAACTAGAACGCGCTCACTACTCATGAGTAAGGTATCCCGACCCTGCTTTATAAGGATTCTGGGATTGTCAGGGTTCGCACGCTCCCTGTTACGCCCGTTTGGGAAGCGTCGGCCCCTTATCAACTGAGTCTTTACGGCCTTGGCCGTAACGGTGCGGGGTCTCGCTAACTAAGCCCCTGCAATCCCGGCACATCCTATGTAGGTAGGATTAATAAGGATTCTGCCCAATACTTAGAGTCGTCTCTCAACTCGCTCAATATCAGCCCTTATCTTTCGTTTGATTGCTTTCGACTCGCCTTTGAGGTCGTTGTCAACATAGCACGTTAGACCAGAAAGTATGTCTTCTATACCATGAAGAACCGACCCTGCTTCAAGTTCGGCCACTCCTTTCTGAATCTTGGCCAAACATGGACTGGTCGGAGTTGGTGTTGGTGTCGGAGTTGGAGTAGGGGTTGGAGTAGGAGTTGGGGTTGGAGTTGGTGTCGGAGTAGGTGTAGTTCCAATCGAAGAGATGTTCAGCGCGGCAAGAACAGCAAGAATGTGGTTGCCTATTGTGGTAGTTCCGCCACCCGCAAAGAGTATGGCAACAGCCATCTTGTCGCTTGACCTCATAATGAGAGAACCACTGTCTCCGCCTTGGCTGAAACTTGAGCCTTCGTCCTGCACAATCACTTGGTCTACAAAGGTTGCGGTATTGCTTCCACTGTAACCTACGTCTACGGTTCCAGCAATGTCTATGACTTTTCCAGTGGTGACACCAGTGGTGCGCCCTGATTTGGTAACGGTGTCTCCAACTACTGCCTCTGAGTTTCCTACAGGAGAGAAGAGACCGTCTTCCACTAATTGATAGTTCGTCTGGTCATTCAGAATAGCGAAAGCGCAGTCTACAGTGTTGTTACCCTGTGTATTCGGAGCAGAGGTTCCCGCTTGTCCCGATGAGACACCAGTAGCCGCGTCATACACAATAGGCACAAAGCGTGTCAGTTTACCCACTTCATCACTGAGTATTGTGCCACCATCGTATGGGCCGGGTTGAAGGATGGGGTCTCCGGCAGTCGCATCGTTCTCGTTTGCAAGAACGTGGTTGTTACTAAGCATTCCTATCTTGCCAGTAACATTGTCCGTGTAGAAGTAATTTATCGTTCCAGCCGTGATTTTGTAGTGACCCACTGAAATGCCGCCAATCATAGGTCTCACTGCAACATCTGGATTGGTGTAAACAGAAGCCGGAGCCGAAACTGAAGCCGGGTGTTGTTTATGTAGGAAACCGTTAAAGTCTGGAAATGCTTTTATGACTCCAATCTCCACCACATCAATAAGAACCTTCACCCCATCTTCATCAAGTATGGAGTTAGGAATCACATCGTTCACAGCAAGAGCATTGACTGGAACCTTCTGAGTTACATAGACTCTAGCACACTTGTTGCCAGTCTTCTTTCCAACTCTCAGTTCGTCTTGCACATCTGCACTGAATCCATTGACGTTAACATACTCGTTATGGATGCCTTGCAGTTGCTTAATTACATTCGCAGATAGTCTTGTCATCAGTCTAACTAAAGTAGACTCTCTATTTAAGCCTTTAGTGCTCTCAAAACTGGATGTCCTTTGAAGTGTAGGTCAGAACGGTCTGGCCTTCGTTCTCATGCTCTATCGTGAAGACCATAGCAAGCAGAACTAGAGTCTGATATTCGCTCCTGATGGTCTTGAAGAGTTGGACGGCAAAGGATTCCGGGCTAGATTTGCTCTCTTCTGAGATGTGAGACATGATGATTTGAAGGTCGCGCCTTGCTTGAATGATGGTCTTAGGCGGAAGGACAGTGCCTCTGAGTTTGGGGATGTCCACTACAAGGGAAATTCGGGGTTGCCCTGTGAAGGCAAAGGTTATCTGCATAGCGTTTATATAGAACAGACCCCATTTAAGGATTATGGCCATGCTTCGTAACTCTCAAGGGAAGCCAGCGTTCTGGCGTATCAGCACCACTAACGACCCTACCAACAAGAACATCGAGATACAGACAGACTACTCTTTCGTCTTCATCTATGAAACCTTCCAAGGAGTGGCGTTGGGAGTGTCTCAGGCTCCAACTGGCACATGGAGTCCTCTTAAGGCAGACTGGTTGCTTCCAGACATATCCTACCCAACCACGATAAACGTGACCGTCCTAGACGGGGCAAGTCACCAGTCTTATGGCACTTTTCCGCTTCAACTCCTTGGCGGAGATGTCTACGCAATGAAGATGACCTATCCAAGCACTGAGAGCAACAACCCTGCTGGACATGGTTACATTGACGCTATGGTAAACGGACAGAGGATGACGGTGTATGGAGAGAGTTACATGGGTCTAGACTACGAGAATGAAGATGTCTGGACTAGAGGAAGCGGCAACTAGGTTATCAAGACATCCTGTTACTTTCGTTATGATTGTTACTTTTGTCTTGATAACTAATCGTTCCGGTTCATGAACCCACCACGCGCCCTCTCGAAACATCTTACAGTGCAGAAAACCTCTTCTGTCTTCACGCCCTCTCTGTCTATAGAGGCGATGTAAGATTGCCCCACCTTGAGGTTCTTAGGGTCTACCTCAGTCCCACAATCGCACTTCATGTCTATCAGTGGAACATTGGAAGGTCTGCGTTACCCTTCGGTTGGTCTTCCTTCTCGAAAGCCACATCGAGAACCTTGTGGAAGACCGTCCTAACAAGGATGAGTTTGGACTCTGCTATGTAGTGCTCCTTCTGAAGCGAGTCGAAGAGTGCCACAACTTCCTTTTCATCCATGTCATGATGAAGGCTGTTCATGAACTCCAAAAGTTCTTTTTCTACGTCTCTTTCTGTTTCCATACCAAACCCCTTCCTCTGAGCCTATTTAAATGTTCACAGGGTTAGGATTGTGGGTTTGTGGTTGTGTTTGTGGTTGTGTTTGTGGGGTGTGTTTGGGTTTTTATAACCATTGTCTGATTGTCTAACTGTCAGGACGACCCCCCTACCCCCCTGTAACAGTCGGGTGGTTATTTAAAGATTCACTACCCTACCATAATGGGGAGTCGGTTGACGAATCTTTAAATAGGGTTGGGAGCAAGGGGTGTGAGTATGAACACACAAGAAGGGAAGTTCCATCTCCATGTGGCGGCAAATGGTCTGCTCGAAGTCTCTTCAGCCAAGAGCATCCCGGCTTTCAGGACTCAAGTGCGAGTCACATATTATGAGAAGAGTGGCGATGGGAAGATGATTGGACGAAAGCAGACGCTTGACTCGACCAAAGGAGACCTCATCGCTGAGATAGAGATGTGGGAAGAGGAACCGAAATCTTCAAATACCCTCAAGAGCAAGGGGTCTGCATGAGCACAGAAATACCAAGCCCAGAACGAAAGATTACTGTCCCTATCACGGCTCAGACGAGAGCCGATTTTGAAGAGAAGGTGAAAGCGGCACTCAAAGCCGAATACAAAGCAGGAGATGTCGTGGACATCCAAAAGTTCTCAGACGAGCATCAGGTTCGCACTGGTAACGTGAGGAAGATAGTAGAGACACTCGATAAGGAAGGCTATTCTTTGAAGTTGCCAGCAGTCGTGAAGATGCCAATCAAAGAGGGAGACAGATGAGTTCACCACCGCCACCCGCATCTGAGGTCAACGCTCCGACAATACCTGAGCATTATCCCGCTTTTGAGGACTCCGACATCAAGGTTCTGGAAGGGAAGACAATCTCCAAGGGACAGGGATGGTGGAGCGCAATCCTTCTAGTGGAGACCTACGGTAAGATACAGGTGAAGTGGTATCTCTGGCAGGAGAAGGAAGACAAGGATACCCATGTGAAGTCGTGGAAGCGGAAGCAACACTTCACCATCAACCCTTGGAATTGGGCCGACTTCAAGAAGGTCACAGACGAGTTCCTTGAGAAGAGGAAGACGATAAAGCCGACACCCAAAGCAATGGCGAAGCCCTCATGAGCATATGGATAGTCCATAGGATGAAAGGAACAGGGGTTCTTGCTTTCCAGCATCCTGAGAAGACGTTCCCTCTCTGCCCTATTTGCGCTGTTGGCGATTATCGGGATTTCTACAACACAACCAGAGAACCTGCGAAGTCGGAGCCTCTGAAGGTTGGCGACAAATACAACGGCCATGAGATGACTCCTCTCACTCTCGCTATCAAGGAGATTGTGGATGAATACAAGGGAGCCACCCAGAAGTTCGGGGCGTTCCACAGCGCACATGAGGGCTATGCTGTCATACTAGAGGAGTTGGACGAACTGAAGGATGAGGTCTTCAAACAACACGACCAAAGGACTAAGGAGAGGTTGAGAGCAGAGGCTAAACAGGTGGCAACGATGGCACTTCGTTTTATGGTGGACATCACATCATGAGCACCGACCGCATCCCAACCGATGAGGAACGTGGCATCCCTACCTACAAAGAACGGGTGGCCAGAGCTTTCTTAGGGGCTATCTCAACAAACGACTCGGCCCTACCTCAAGAGCAGATAAGGGCTGTCCAAATCATTTGTGCAGACTGGGAGTTCGCAGAGGCGGTGAGAGACTATCTGAACACTATATTCCCTCTTCATCTTCAGAAACAAGTCTCTTCCGAAACGCCAAGAATTTGAGCCAGTAGTTCCTGTAGGTGAATGAGGCTTGGTGTCTGCTGTAACCATGCTCCATGAGGGTGGCCACTATCTCGTCCCTAGACTTGGGTGGTGAAGCTATGAAACAGGTATACATCCATTGGGCGATTGACGGGTATCCTAAGAAGGGCTTGGACATCTCTAAGGCACTGGATGTCTGCGGATTACATTAATGGAGAATGTTTCCGTATCCTCTAGATAGGTTAAAGTGGGAGTCCCTGCGGTCATCTCAATCTCAGCATCAAAGGTTCCTGTAGTAGCGAAGTCACCCAACTGCACCATATAGATGCATACTCCGGTCAAAGGAAATGCTGAAGTGCAAGACCCAGAGAACACCAGAGTAGGGTCTTCCTCTTGAGTCCAACAGTAGATTGTAAGCGTCTCCCCAGACAAGTCCCTAACCGTTCCATCCGCATTGACTATAGTGAAGGTTAGAGCGAATCCGAAGTTGTTCACTTTGACGACCAATCCTGATGGCATTTCTTTCACACAGGATAGGGAGTTCCGACTATTTAAGTCTCACTGGTCGCCATGTGAAACAGAACGTCCTTGTCCGGCATCTTGACGGTGAACGTCTTGCCATACACCTTGACGGTTATCTCATGCACTTCATCTGGGTCGAAGGCCATAGATTATACTAGGGTGGGGGTAGTATTTACGGGTTTTCGTCCTCATTCTCTTCCGGCTTCACCCTCAATCTCATGCCCTTCTTGAAGGTCTGTAGGGTAGTGTTCTTGACCTCAGAGAGTATCTTGAGTTTGAGGAACTCCTTCCATTCAAACCTCATCTGGCCAACAATCCCACTGCCCATGTATCCGAATATCTGAACAAGAGTCGTAACAAGGCTACCAGTGACCTCAGTGCCTATTTCTCCCTTGACCTCTTGGTGCGTAACCGCAGTCTGGCCAGTTGTCCCACCACTTATGCTTCCCTTGACCTTCTGATGGGTTCTAGGCGTTCCGCTTATTCTGGCTCCAACTGCCCCGCCTACTATCTGGTGAGTCACATCAAGCACACCAAACACCCTGCTTCCGATAGAGCCTTGAGCAGTCTGATGAGGTATGGTGGTTGTCTCGCTAGAAGAGAGTCCTATGCTTCCCTTTACCCTCTGTCCTGTATTCACGATTTCAGAGATGGCCGCACCGATGGCCCCGCTTATCAGGTCGAAGGTCGTCTCCTTCGCCTTCACAGAAGCCCCAACTTGGCCGGAGACCTCTTGGTGAGGAATGGTCATCGTGCTCGTCTCATTCAACCCCATAGTCCCTGAGACCTTTTGGCGTGTGATGCCCTTGCCCAGAATCGAAGTGCCGATTGTCCCGCTTACAAGGTCGTGCAGTATCTCGACTGCGGTTGCCTTGGCTCCAACAGAGCCAGTCACAACTTGGGAAGTCACAGAGGTCTGGCCAGTTTCAGACACACCCATAGTTCCCTTGACCCTCTGCTTCGTTATGACCTTGCCTAGAATTGAGCCACCAATCGCTCCGTTTACAAGTTGGCTCAAGGTATGGATTACACCAATTGCACTGGTTCCAACTTGGCCGCTTGCCTCTTGGTGAGTCACAAGAGTCGCGCCCGTTCCACTCGTTCCAACCTTTCCAGAGACCACCTGTCGTGTCGAGCCAGACCCAGAGGCAGACAGACCAATCGCTCCATACACCAAGTCGTGGACTATGACAGTCGCGGTTATGGCGATGTTTATGAACTTGGGATAGAGTCCAGTCTGTATCCCTGCGCCGATGGTTCCAAAGACTACATCATGTGTGACCACCTTCTCGGTTGTAGACTCGCCTATAGTTCCGCCCACTACCTGATTAGTGATAGACACTCCTGTTTCTGAGATACCGACCTCTCCTAAGACTACATCCCCGGTCACAACCGCGCCAGCCCCTTTTGCACCGATATTGACTCCGATTACATCATGAGTCACACCCTGTCCAGAGCCACTGGCTCCGGTGCTTCCGCTAAGTTCTTGGTGCGTTACATCAGTCACTCCTGAAACGTCATTGCCCAGAGCACCACTCACTACATCGCCAGTGACCACTGTTCCTGAAGCAGAGTTACCTAAGAGGCCGCTTACGGCTTGGTATATCACATTCGCTAGACCTGTGAGGTCACTTCCGATTGACCCAGATGCGGTCTGAGAGGTTATCTCGATTGCTCCACTGGCCTCTCCACCGATGGCTCCTTCCACTACATCATTGGTTATCCCTGACCCAAAGATAGCACTTCCGATGTATCCAAAGACTTCGCGTGCAGTAAACACTACACCAAGGATGTTGCTTCCGATGGTTCCGTTCACAAAGTCGTTGGTCACAACTTGGCCAATGGTATCGGCTCCCAAGAATCCAGACACGGCTTGGGACAGCACTTCAAATGCCCCAACTAGAGAGCCACCGACAGAGCCGGAGACCACTTGATGAGTGACAGCCAACTCGCCAGTGGCCGTGTTGCCTATCGAGCCACTTACAGTGTCGTTAGTGACCACCGTTCCAGTTGTATCGGTTCCTAATAGACCGGACATAAATTGGGACAGTATCGCAAACGTCCCTGCTAGAGAATTGCCCAATGAGCCAATGACTTCCTGATGGGTGACAGCCAGAGCACCGGAAGCATCATCTCCTACCGCGCCAACGGTTTCCTGATGCGTTATCTCGAATCCACCAGAGCCAACCGCGCCTATCGAAGCCGACACGACATCTGCTGTCATCACTTGGCCAGAGCCGCTTTCACCAATTCCTGCTTCTATCTCTTGGTGAGTAATCCCTAACAGACCAGATATGGCACTCCCAAGGTATCCGAATACCTGCGTGATACTAGAGGGAACGGCTATTCCAGAGATGGCACTTCCTATAGAACCCACTATATTCTGGAAAGTGAGCGCAATCGTTCCACTTGCATTGGCTCCCACCAACCCCTGTGCCATCTGTTGAGTTATCTTTATAGCCCCAGAAGCCGACCCGCCTACTGACCCAGAGACCACATCAGAAGTGACAATCGTTCCAGTGACGTTGCTTCCAACATTGCCGCTTAAGGCTTGTGAAAGCATCTGTAGCACGCCAGAAAGGGCATTTCCAATGGCTCCAAAGACAGTATCGTGAGTGACTGGTAGGCCGCTTGCAGACGTTCCTATGGAACCCAAGACCTCATCATTGGTGATGACCGACCCAGATGCACCGTCTCCCACGTTGCCGCTTGCAGTCTGATTGGATATTATGGTAGCCGCACTAACCGATTCGCCAATGCTTCCTGCCACTACATCGGTTGTTATAACCTGTCCAGAAACACTGTCTCCCATATTCCCTCTCAGGGCTTGAGAGAGCATCTGTAGCACGCCAGATAACGTGTATCCAATGTATCCAAACACAGTATCGTGAGTGGCCATTGTTCCAGTTGCAGACTCTCCTATCGAACCTGTTGCGGTTTGATGAGTGATGTTGATTGCCCCTGAAGCACTGTCTCCTACTGTTCCAGAAGCGGTCTGGTAGGGTATCGTGACGGCTCCTGAAGCAGAATCCCCTATACTACCCGGCACTTCATCGTTGGTGACTACGCTTCCAGACGCGCTCTTTCCGATGGAACCAGTCACTACATCGTGCGTTATGACCTCTCCTGCGGCACTCATCCCTGCGTCCAGTTCGAGATACACATAGTCATTGGTGACAACCTTCGACTTTATCATACTTCCAACCGCACCTGAGACAGTCTGATAAGTCATACCCATTGTTCCAGAGATAGCATCTCCAAGGGAACCAAAGACAGTCTGATGAGTCATTTGAACTGCGCCAGAGATGGCACTTCCAATGGCTCCCACAACCTTCTGTGCTGTATTGACGGCTCCTGAGATGACCGCACCTAAGGCTCCACTTATTTCTTGATGTGTTATGGCAAGTGCTCCAAGAGTGTTGCTTCCCATTGACCCAGAGACTTCTTGATGGGTCATCGTGGTTGCGCCAGACGCGCTTGCACCTAAAGCACCCGACACAACCTGTTTGGTAATGTTTGCGAGACCAGACAGAGCACTTCCGATGGCCCCGTATACATATGTGATTACAGAAGTGACAGCCACTCCAACAAGGCTGGCTCCAATGGAACCATACACCTTTTGGTTGGTTACAACTGCCCCATTAGCCGCGCTTCCGATGGAACCCGTCATAGTCTGATGAGTCATACTCATTGCGCTAGAGATAGCGTCTCCAATGGAACCAGAGACAGTTTGATGAGTAAAGTTGTAGGCCGTAGTGTCGGAGAGACCCACACTCCCTTTTGAGGTCTGATGAGACATAGTGAAAGATGTATTGGATGCCGCACCGCCGATGGCTCCTGTTGAAGTTTGATGAGTCAATTTTGTGCTAGTCTCTGCTATCCCTGAACCTATACTCCCACTAACGTTTTGTGCGCCTCTGAGTTCAGCCATCACACCACCCCAATATGCTCCGTTTGTCCATGAGCAAGCGATAGTCGCAGAACCCGCCGTTGCTCTAGTATTATCTATCATAATAGAGCCAACACCAGTCGTGCTTCTAGCATCTCTCGAATTGCCCGTTGTCGCAGAGGGTGTGGATGCTCTGTCAACGCAAAAGCCGCCAACAACCCAATTATTGGGGTCTTGTGTAGTGTCCGAGTTAGAAGCCGTAGTCTGAGTAGAGCCGGGGTCTGTGGATGTATGAAGATTTCCAAGTTTGATTTTTCCTGTGTAAGATGATGTGCTGGCAAGGAATCTACCGTTATAACTCATTGTGACTTTGATGACATTGCTTGCATTCGCATTGGCCGCGCCTTTGCACATCCAAAGGTCGCCTTCCGAAGCGTCTTGAGAGTCAGTGATGGTTGAAACATAAACGTAAGTATTCAAGGCTGTATCGGTTATAGACGAGACAGGAGACGCTCCTGAAATGAGAGAAGAAACGAAGACTACAATCCAATCTCCAACTACCGTAGTTATGGCTGGAAGACTGAGTATTTTGACTGTAAGTGAAGTTTGGGAAGCACCAGTATTGTTCTTTTGTCCAATAGTCATTCTAGCCCCACCCTATTCCAGCCCGATTCAGAGGACATACTAGAGAGTATAGTCCTTCTGAGTTATATAAGGTTGACCCGTCTAAAGGGTCTAAGTGCAGGTGATTGTGTAGGTCACGACTACGGTTCCGCTTGGTGACACAGGATACCCTGTCGCACCATTGGTCTGGTCGTGAGCCAACATATATGTGTGGCCACCTGCTGTTATGTAGATGCCGATGTTGCCGTAGGTCTCTGGCGTGACTTGAGCATTCGTCATCGTGCAGGTGAGTTGGAACGCGGTTAGACTTGCGGTTGACGAAGTGAAGGCCGCAGTGCAGGATGCCGCTACTGAGCCGTCTGTACCGGGAAGTGCGGATTGTATCACATAATCTGTGGCCGCATTCGGAGCACTCGTTCCGCTTCCAGCCATGATAGTGACAGCAGATACAGCACTATTCGCAGTGATGTCTTCAGCCGTATTTGCAGTGGTGTTCACAGGTGTTCCTGTGGTTGCAAAGTCGAAACAGTTAGCCATGACAAGCCCTGCAAACTGCTTGAGGCTCATGTCGTATTCCTTCTCGGTGTGGCCCGACATTACCTTGGGACAATCGCATTGTGGGACTACTCCCCGCTTCTCGATGTGGAAGAAGGGCCATCGGGCTTGCCTAACAACGAAAGTCTTCCTCACGGTCTTGTCGGGAGTCTGATGGATAGGGCAAGGCTCGAAAACCTTGATGTCCAAACCAACGTGCATACCACCCATTCCTGAAGACATATCTGGATATTACTAGGATTCGGGAGTATTTAAAGATAGCGCAAGTGCGCCTAGTATTGGGTGATGTTCAGCGTGAGTATCCAGAGTTGGCCAGCACCCTTAGTCCCTTCGTCTGTGACTAGCCTATTCATGAGAAGGATGTTGATTCCGTCATAACTACTGATGATAATACCGGGGCCATCAGCCGCATCGTTGTCAACTCCGAAGGCCGTCCAGTCGAACTCTGCGATGCCAGTCGGATAAGACGCTTCCCATGTGGCCGTGTCTCCTGTAGTGGCATTAGTCGTAATCTGTGGATAGGTCAAGTCTATGGTCTGCATATAGATTTGTGTGGTTCCGCCAGCAGGATTCAGAACGGTGACGCTTGTATCTGTAGGAGACGAAGGGTCATCTGAAACTCCAAGCCTTGAATTGGTGAAACTGAAAGGAGTGGTTGGTGAACCAATGCCAGCGATGAAAGCCCATCCTAGAGGCTTGTAGTCGTTGAGCAGACTGTTCGTCTTCGTTGTGGTTACTTTGATTAGTTTGTGACGGAACACCGTCATGGCTTCATTGGCAGAATGCCCCTGTATCTTCCAGTTGTAGATTGCCTTGTCGGGGTCGTGGAAACGTGCGATTGTGAACGTAGACCGTCTGGGATTGGAGAACCCTAGAGATTGGAGTGTTGGTCTCGTTACGACTGGCGGAACTGAGGTAGCCATTCTAGGATATAGAAGGGCAAGGGAGTATTTAAAGATGTCGTAAAACGTAGGGAAGGGGTAGCCCACTAAAGGCGGCTACGCCCTGCTTTCAGTTAACTCTCCGAAGGGAGTGTGTTCGATGGTTGACTTCTAGTGAAAGACACTATGCAGACCGCAAGTCGGTCATCTTCACAATACTTTCTGGGTATGTGATGACGGGCGCGTATCTTGCAGTAATCACTGTGTCTATCGAGTCGAAAGTCGGTTGCGGCCAAACATCTACGCTGATGGGTCTCTTAGTCGCAAAGTAGCCCAACGGGGCGTATGCGGCTGAGTAGTTGCTACCTGAAGCGGCAAGGATGTAAGCCCTACCACTGTTGGCAGTTCCATCAGTCAGAGGGATGTTCGGGGTAACTATGCGCTTCAGTCCATACAACTGAGGGGCGGAAACGACTGTTCCCTGTCCCTGTTGGTATACGGGCTGTCCGAAGAAGAGTAGTGCGGCAAACTGAGGTATCCTAGCCAAGTCCTGATTGGCCATTGGATTCATCGCAATGGTGTCAGGTTCCAGCATGAAGTTCTGGATAACTTGGATACCGTTAGTGATGTCGTTAACTCCTATCGTGTTAGCGAATGTTCCCGGCGTTCCATCCATGAACACTGAAGTTCCAGTGACACCGTAGGTGGTTTGAGCACCTGCGTTCAGAGCCTTCTCAACGTCTTGGTCAATCGTCATGACCACCCGTCTCGCGGCTCTCTTCAACTGGTCTTCTACTATGTTCACTATCTGGTCTTCAATCAACTCTCTGGTAACTCGGACTCTCATACCCACCTTGTAAGGTGTAACGGTAATCGAGTCGTAAGGTGTGAAGTCGGCCATAATCTCGGCCCCTTCCGCAGTCTTTCCGATTACTGCGTTGGCGCGAGCACCCTTTTGTTTCGGAATGGTGGCTGTTGAACCAACCTTGATGAAGAAGTCCTGAAGTAGAGGCTTCAATGCCAGATTGGGCATCGTAAGTTCTACTATCCTCTTCGCCAGTGCTGGATAGAACAGAGCACCAGTGTTAACTATCGGGAACTGCTCTCTTGTCATTGCCATTCTAATTCACTTTGTAGTGTCTAGAACAGAAGGGCTAAGATGGTAACAGGCGTTGATGTCACAGTGGCCGCTTGGAGCGAGATGAGACGGGTGGCGGATGAGGAACCCGCAACCATTCCATCATGCGTAGCAGTCGTTGAGGCATCAAGATAGTGGCCAGCAGTAACAGTAGCGTCCACGACTACGGACACTTCACCACGACAAATTACGTCAATTGCCGCCTGAAGTTGTCCTGATGTCTGGGCAACCCCAAGGATGAACGCTCCTTGAGTTTGCGCTTTACAGACACAAGTCAGGTCGTTGTCTGTTGCTAGACCAACTAATGCGCCTACATACACACCAATGCCGTTTGTGTTCGCCTCACTATTGAAGGTGAGAAGGAATGAGTCATTGTGGAAGGGTGCGCCTTCAAGCAGACCCGGGATTGAACTTCCGTGTAGATAAGGTGGCCCAAATGCCATTTTCTATTACCTACCCTGAGAGTAGTCCCAGACTCTTGAACTTGTCCGAAGCACTCATGAGTTCCTTGAACTCAGCCGGAATCTCAGTCGAGATACCCATTGCGGCAAGAGCCGAGTTCTCTTCCTTGACCTCACCGACATTGCCCTTTCCTATGGCAGTGGCGGGTGAAGTCGCAGAAGCCTCTCTCTGCTTGCGGGATTCCTCAACTTTCGACTTGACTTCCTGAAGCCGTGACTTCAGTTTCTCAAGGATCTTCCGCTTAGTGGCTTCGTCCTCTTCGCGCTTCTTCTTTGCTTCCTCTTCCTCTTCAACCTTGCGGTTCGATGCCCGTCTTAGAGCAATCCTCTGGCTCAGTAGGGCTTGCCTCTTGCGAAGCGAGTCTTGCTGTTCCAGTTTCACATTGACCTCTTTGATTAGGGACATCAGACCATCAAGTTTGGATTCGAGAGCACCGAATTGCTTCACAACTTGGTCATAAGCCAAAGTTTTGCCTTCGCTTATTTCACCAGAAGGTGCGACAGTAGCCATTTAGTTTCTTGATTTCTGGGGTGACGTTACATCTGTCAATCGGTCAACTTCACACCCATATGTAGAAGAAGATGTCATAGACAAGGGTATATAGTATACGGGGTTATTTAAAGTCTTCGCCTCAGTTCCCGAATATGTCGGGTGTTTCATCGCGTCCTATAACATCAAGATAGGTTTCCTCATCAACCATCTGCCCACATCCACAGGGACACCTATACTGCTTTTTGGGGTCGGCCTCTTCTTGTTCGGGTCTCGGAATCCCAAGGGCATCGGCCTCTTCGGGTTCTGGATAGAAAGTAGGGTCGCAATGGCAAGGCTTCTCTTCTATCTCTGGGTCGTATTCCATACCACACACTGGACACTTTTCTAGAGCCTCTTCAGATAGAGGCGAACCTTCTGTGAGATTATAACCACAAGATTCACATTCGAGAATCGGCCCCTCTCCGCCTTCGATAGTTGTATCTGCAACGTCTGTTACTTTTGTCGAACCACACTGAGGACAGGTCGTGGCTTCACCCTTTCCTTTCTTCTCTACCAGTGGGAAGTCCTCTAGTGAGCCGCCTTTGGCCTCTTCAGACATCCCTGATTCGACCTCTGGGGTGTGCTCCTTTGCAGTCTCCTTATTCAGTTCTTCTGCCGTGTAGACATCGGGTAGGGACGCTAAGAAGTCCAGTTGTTCAGGAGACAGCCCTTTATCTTCTGTAGGCTTGTCTGCACCCAAATCTCTTGCCTTTTGGCTGTATCTAATCTCAACTCGGTCTTCTGGATAGCCCTCTAAGGCCATTTTTGCCATCCTAAGTTGCATTTCAGCCACTTCGATAGTGGCCATTCCGACTGCATTGTAAGCCTTGAATAAGGTAGGCATGAAGTCTGGAACCGCTACTTTGGCCACCTTTGGCACTGGTTTTGCCACTGCTAGGGCTTCTTTAGGCTCGTAACGCGCCCTCAGAGCGAAGTCCATGCTGGCCTTGAACCCGTATGGAGTGATGTCGGCGTGTTCGTAAGCAGGTATGGCTATGATAGACTGCTCCAAAGCCATTGGATGGCGGATAAGCATATTCAAACTGCCGCATCTTGGGCAGGGAGCGTCAAGGTCATCAATGGTCGCTTCCTCTTCTTTCTTGCCTTGGCCACTCATACAGTCATCGCAATAGGCATTCGGGACAGCAATCTGGATGCTGTTGTGCTTGATATAGCCTAGAAGTATCTTCTGAATGAGGCTTTCATCACTGGTCTCACCCTTCCAGAAGACTTTTCCTGCGGTTGGGTCGAGTTTATCTACCTCTACCCACGCCTCTTCGACCTTTCCGATGATAGAATCAACGTGGTCTATATCGTGGTCTTTCATCAGAGGGAGTCCTTTGAGTTGGTCAGCGATGGCTTGTAGGTCTTCTAGAGGCACTCTCCACTTGTTCCGGTTCCTAGAAGTGTCAATGGCCATGCCACCAAGGTTCAGAATGTGAGGAAACTGCCCTGTTTGCTTGTAATTAGCGATGAGGTCGGAGTATTGCTTGGCAGTTACTAGGGGTGCGATGCCAGAACTATACTTGAGAGTCAGTCCTTTTCGGTCTGAAGGTATCGGAGCCATTCTACCTGTTTATAGAGGTTTCTACTATTTAAGGCTGTCCTTGGGCTGGCTTCTTCGGTGCGGCAAAGACCACGATAGCCAACTTGTTTCCGTAGGTTATCTTGGCGATTTGGGCTTGTCGTTCCCACATATAGGCTCTGGCAAACTCTGTCGGCAAAATCACCTTCACCTTATCGTCCACTACAGTCACTTTGGCCTCAAACTTCCGGTGTGCAACGAACTCTAGAGCCTTGTGCTTCTCTTGAGTTATGTAGAACTCGTCATCACTAGGGGCATAGACGAAGGCTTTGTCTCCCCATTCTTTCGCAGTGACTACACTTTCAAGAGGAAGGTCTATAGTCTCAATCGCGGTGGCCATTGTTTCTCACCTTCCGAGTTGGCGGCTTGTCGGCTATAAGGATTACGGTCTTGTCTTCATACCAAAAACAGTTGCACTCGCTACACTGGTAACGAAGCACAGTCTCAGTTTCAAACTTCGTGACATCAGTAGAGCCGCAGTTCTCGCATTTGGTCACTGTCCATCTACTGAAAGGTGTCCGTATTTCCCTACGTTGAGGCGGATGACGTTCTGGAACTCTGAGACGAACCCATTGGTGACAGCCACAAGAGAGTCTACCTTGACCCTTGCGATGTCATCATTCCAGAGAGAAAGGGTGATGTTACCTGTCGCATCCTGTATCTTCGCATCCCTTACCTTTGCAGTCCCGCCAGCCTTGAGGTTGACGGTCTTTATGTCGCTGAGTTCTTTGACAACCCCAGAGGCATCTACCTTCTTCATTCCGTTCTTTAGGTCGTGTATATCCATAGGCATAGGATGGTTTCTAGACTATATAAAGATTGCTGAATCCTTCTCGATTTCCTCTTGCTTGCCGACCTTGTAGAAGACCTCTTGCTGTCTCCAATAGTCTTTGACAGCATCAGCGATTCCACGAGCGTAGGTCTCAAAAGTCTCAGGGTCGTATTGGTCGGTAGAGGCGACATACCTAACGCTCTCGTCACGAAGGCGTTGTCCGGTAGGACTGCGCCATCCACCCTCAATAGAATGGGATGTATAGCCACCGAAGTAGTCCATCAGTTTCTCTTCAAGAATCATAAAGGCTTCCGCGTCAACTGGCTCTCCGGTGTCGCCATAGGTGAGAGGCACAATCAACTCCATCGTTGGCATGACCTTTTATAAGGTGACGCTCTATTTAAGCCCTTTCTAGGTTCTCTGGGGCATACTCCCCATAATCTATGAGGATTTCATCGCCTCTACCGATAGGCTGAATCGCTATAAGACTCCCCGTTCCTTTCTCTATGTC